TTATGATTCGGAATTGACAAAATTCTTTGAATTAATTGCTAAAGATTGACGATATTCAGGTGCATCAGGACTTTCAGTAAAGTCCACGGTTAGGTCTTTATATTCTTCTAGAGCGCTTTCGATCTGCTTAATAGGAACACGGAAATATTCCTTGCGATTATTGACTTTATTGACTCTTTGATTAGCAAATCGCTGATGAAGTTCAGCTTCGAAAGCATAAGCATCATATGAGAAGATCAAAGCATGAACGTCAAACTTGAATGGTACAGATGCGGATCCTAACTCTGCAACCCGCTCCAGAGGGTCGAGGCGGCGTGTAACTCCAATTTTAACAACATCTTTACCAAAGGACCCGATATTGGAGATTATATATACGTAACCTGCAGTTGCATTTTCTTGCCTGTAGTCCAAATCTTTTTTCTCAGATTCAGCCTTATCTATATTTTTTTGCAGTTCTTCAAGGCTAGATTGAATTTCTTTCTGATCTTCACCCTGAAGGTTTTCTAGCCTAGTTTGTAATTCTTGATAGGCTTTTTTGTAATGATCCAATTCTTTATCGAGCTTTTTTTGAGCATCGTGCATTTGCTTTTGAGCCTGCTTTTCCTCGCGTTCCCGTTCTCTTTGCTCTCGTAGCTCTTCCCGTTCCTCTTGTTTCTTTTGTTCATACTCATAGGCTAAATGTAATTCATCGACCTTACTGTCTAAGTAAGCGGGGGAAAGGCGAATCCCATTGTCCTCATTAAGCTTGTTTAACTGTTGAAATGATTTTTCGAGTCGATTGTTTATACGATCGAAGTTGCTATAAGTAATCTTGTTAATAGCTGCTTCGGTTTCACCGTTAAAGGAACGTAAAAGTTGCTTACCGTTTTTCTTTTGTATGGAATGCCCCTTAGAAGCAGAACCGTTAAAAGATATTGGCATGAATATTTCGAAAGCAGTTTGCCCTTTTATCATGTTTTTTTGATTTTGCCTGACTTCGTCTAATCTAGCCTTATATCCAAGTGAATTAGCAAAAGTGTAGCGAGGCTTGTATAACCCAAATGATTCTATTTCTAACTCGTCCTTTGCGCTTACCAACTGACCCTCTAAAATTTTTTTAGTTTCATTTAGGTTAGCTATTTTGTCAGTTAAAGTGGAGAGGATAGACTGATTCTTACTAATCGTTTGATCTAGTTCAGACTTAGTTTCCGTTTTTAGATCAATTTCTTTTTTTAGTTCTATAGGCGTCATTTGTTGCAACGTCAATTTGACAGTTGATTCTTGCTTTAGTTTTGTGTTTTCTAATTCTAACGATTCGATTCTTTGCTTGAATTCATTGGACTTGAATATATCCAGTATTCCCATTTTTTCCTCCAAAATAGTTGCCGCTTGTAATTGCTAACATTGGGCCTGACTCATCCATTACTTACAATCAAACTAGAGGCTTTCAAAGGTCACTTTTTGGTCAGGTCTGAATACGTGATAAGCCAAGAGCCTAACGCACTTTTAGCCTTTTTAACTTTAGCAGTTAAGACTTCACCCTTCTCAACGGAAATTTTGGGGTTCTCACTACTGATAAAGTTAAGATGTTTCCCAGCCCAAATCGTATGGCCGAGTTCTCCATTTGGAATAACCTTTTCAGCCTTGAATTCAATCGTCTTGCCATCGATATTCTTTCCCGAGTTAAGAGCTGATTCAGCTGCGTTTGCAGTGTAGTCAGCTTTTTTAGCTGTATTATTTCCACAGGCAATTAATAAAATTGCCATTAACACAGTCATTATAAAAGCTATTGATTTCTTTCCCATAAACATAACCCTCCAAGCATTCAGTTTTTATAGTCGTCAGTATTTGTACTGATTTTAATCAATTGTAGAAATTGTAGACTTTTGGGTTCGTAAAAATAGTTCTACCGCTATATAGTAGACGTCCTTTCCCATAGTCAGCATTGCTGTCATAGAGATATACGCTCGTCATTCTGTCAGCGGTATCAAGGCGAATCATCATGCCGTGTCCGGAGTTCCACATGTATTCCATGGTGGTAGCATCAAGCTGTGAGCTTTTATAAGCTGAAGGCATCTTTTGCAGACGGTCAACAGTCTTTTGACCAAAGGACTGGGCGAAAGCTTTTTGAGTGCTCTCAGAATTTTCTGGGGTTGGTGAAGATTGTGGTTGAACAGCCGAAGAGGCAGACGATGCATTGTCCATCACTTGCGAGGAAAGGCTACCAAGTGTTCCCCCAGACACCTTGCCATTTTTGAAATACACAAAGCCTGTGGCGTATGACCAGCTATATTCGTCATATGCGCTTGGGTCACCAACAATCTTTTTTACCTGCTCTTCAGACATGCCGAGTTTTAGTTGATCTGCATTTTTTAAATCTTGGGTTTTGGTGGTACTTTTAGAACTACTTGTTGAGTCTGCTGATGTCTCACCAGAATTATTGCTACAAGCAATTGTTCCCAAAGACAAAGTCGTCATCACTATGATCATTAAAAAAGCTATCGATTTCTTTTCCATATTAAACCTGCCCTAAATGTGCCAATTGATCAGCAAATACTTGATCAGTATATTTCAAAATGAATAAAAGGCCGTAATTGTTTCTTTTGCAGCATCTTCCATAGGCGACGGAATATCAAAAGCTTTCATAAATCGGTTCAAGTTCGCATCTTCTTGATCAATGTCAGCAAAATATAAAGGAACAAGTATATGAATGCCTCCTATGTTTGCTTCACCTTCAATGCTATTCTTTGACGCCGAATAGAAATACAGACAAGCCGGGTCCTGATGTAGCACGTGCATGATTTCGTGTGCAGCCTGATAGGGCAATTGCTTCGGTTTATGCCAGTTCATGTTAACCGCAATCCAACGTGTTTCAGGATTAGAAACTGACGGAGTATACGGTTTAAGTTGATATGTCAATTCAGCACCGACTCCACGGTCAAAGCCGTAGTTTAAAACTTCTCTCAACATATCGCTGGTGAATTCAGTCATCATGTTTGCCACCTCGAAGAAGTCTCTTGATTATCTCAAGGTCTTCAGGCGGAATAGGGCGACCTTCAAAGGTCATAATGGTATCGTTTTTGGGGTCGGCGATATCAACCTCTGAAGGAGCTTTATCGGTTGTTGAGTCATTGCCAAGTAAATAGTCAATCGACACATCGTAGAGCGCGGACAGCTTTTTAAGCATTTTAGATGAAGGCTTTCTCTTATTCGTTTCCCACATGCCAACTGTACTAGCGGCAATGCCAAGAGTTTTGGCTAACTCTGCTTGACTCTGGTTCTTTTTTTCTCGAAGTAAAGATATTCGTTGGCCCGTATTCATTTGTTCTCACCACCTGTGTATATTGATTTTACCATCACTATTAGTGATGCAAATTAAATTTCAAAAAAACTCACATTAAGTGTTGACAATCACATTTAGTGACCGTATTCTATTCACATATAGTGAAGGAGGCGATCGAATGAATCCCATCAGAAAAGCTCGAATGAAGAAAAAAATGACTCAAGAGGAGGCCGCCAAATCCATTGGCATTAGTTACTCTATGTATGCGAAGATCGAAAACGGAAATCGTGGAGCGTCTCAGAAGACAATGAAACGCATGGCTGATTTTTTTGGAGAAAGTGTTGATGCTCTTTTTTTTGAAGATGTTGTTCACATTTAGTGATCACATTCCCGCCCAGCGAGAGGAGGCAGTCAAATGAAGCTATCAATTAAACCAAAGCAGAAATATCTGGGAGCTAATGATCCGCTGCTTATAAGTGCTTACTACGACATTCTGATCGATGGCCATAAGTTACCCACAGGAGTTAAAAAAATCGAGATCTCCATGGAGGCAGGCGAAAAACCTGAACTAATTATCCATGCTGACCTCGGTCAGTTGCACCTTGATGTAAATGCTTTAGTAAAGCTGGCAAAGGAAACTAACGGCTGACGTGAACGCCATCATAGTATTGATCAACTCTTAGATTCCAATTTGGATGTTGAATGTTCAGAATATCGACAGTATCAATTACATCTTTAGCCTTGTCGTATTCAAATCGAATCGAGCTGCCAGGCTTGGAAGATTCGATTTGAATAAAGGAATTGATCGTATCTGCAATAGATGAATTATAGGCCAAGTGTTTCACCTCCCTTCGATGCAATTATCGCACTCGGAGGGAGGCAATCACACAATATTCAGTTTTCAAGTTAAGGAGGTGAGCCACATGGATCGTAAGGACATGATTAAGAATCTGACTACCGATCATCCAGAACACACCGCGTCTTATTGGGCGGAGTTCGATGACGATACTTTACTTCAGATCATTGAACTAGATCGTCGGGAGGTCAAACGCAACGTCTCTGATCAACTTGCTATGGGTTAATCATAGCGTTGTATGGCATGAATCAGTATCCACCAATATTTCATCTTTTAAAGGAAGTGGAACGTATGAAAGCAACAATTAGTAGCCCTTTGAATAGGTTCGCTAATAGAACCAACACGCCCCAGAAGGTGATCGCTTATGCAGCAAAACTGGGGCGCTCAACGATCAACAACTATTTTCATGGAACTCCCATTAGAGCAAATGAGGCTACTGACATTGCCAATTCGATGAACGACAGCGAATTGAGCTATGAAATGGCGAACTTGTTTCTAGGAATTCCAAAGCTGTTTAGCGGTGATGGAATATATCACGATCTACGGGGACTTTTATTCACCGATAAACGAGAAGAAGACGAAGAGAAAGCAGCTTTCATCAAGCACGACATTGAGGGCCTCGCTAACGATCCCAGCTTTACACGCGATGACGCTAAAAACTTGAAAGCATACGCATTCGAGAAACTGGACAGCACAGTCGCAGATCTAACCGAACTGAATGCTATTTGCGAAATGCTAGACATATCAATCATGGATCTTTTCAGTGAAAGGCTCCCACATTACCAGAAACTTCATTATATGAGGAAGGATGAGCAGGCATGGAACAAGGATTCACACTGATCGATCCCAGTAAGCCGCAAAGGAAACGCAAGCCCTTTAAGCCAACAGTCTATTGGACACCAAAAGATGTCATGGCACACTATCATGTCTCTGCTGCGACAGTAAGCCGTTGGAAGAAGCGTGGCGCTCCATTCGTTGGACCAGGTAAAACACAGCGGGTTGAACCTGAAAAGATGGAGCGTTGGTTTGCACGACAATAGGAGGCCTAACAAATGTTAGAAGCAATCATGTCAGTGCTGTTCGAACCAACATCAGCCTTTTGGAAATATCTGCTTGTAGCTCTGGCCGGCATCATGATTGGTGCCACAGTAGCTGGAGGCGGAAAGCAATGGATTCGTTAGGAGGAAGAACTATGCGTGACACAAAAGCATGTTGGCAAGACATTCATGATCAAGCCGAAAACGTGATTTACAAAGGCCATGGAGATAGCGGTTGGCTTTGGATGTTCGAGCTTAGTCAACGAATGCTCAACAAATGCGCACAAAAAAATCCCGTAGCGCCAACTACGGGAAATAGAGAATTTAGCACATTCAATTATATTTCAAGTTTATCACGGAAGGCGGTTGATGACCATGCTTGATTGGAATACAGCGGCCCTGAATGAATATCAAAGGCGAGAAGCATGTGCGGAAAATCAGTCAAAAAAAGACTGGCAAGGAAACGAGCTTCGACCAGCCGGCAACTACCTAAAATATCAAGACGAAATTTTTGACGAAGATGATGCGCTTGATTTTATAGAGCATCTTGGTGCTGAGACGTACGAACAATAGGAGGAAACAAAATGTTGAATTCCAATAAGAACACGACTAACGAGTCGGATAGCGCACTACAAAGTCCCTTGGTTGTGGCAACCTTGCAATCTATTCAAGAGTACCAAACTGAAAGAGGCTTAGTTCTGCCGCCAAATTACTCAGCGGGCAATGCCCTAACGTCCGCGTATCTGATGCTGTCGGATAGCTCAAATGGTCTTTCTGTCGTTCAAAAAATGGAAAAAGGCGAGATCACGAAGACTTCAGTCTTTCAAGCCCTGCAAGATATGGTCGTCCAGGGCCTCAGCCCAGCAAAGAACCAGGGCTATTTCATTCAGTATGGCAAACAGTTGCAATGGACCCGTTCTTACTTCGGCGCTGTCGCGATTGTGAAACGTCAGAGAGATGTTGAAGGCACACCGACTGCTGAGGTTATCTATGAAGATGACGTCTTTGAAACCGGCGTTGATGACCAATTTCGCACGATTGTCACGAAATTTAAACATTCTTTTCAGAATCAAGACAAACCCATTATTGGCGCTTTTGCAAGAATCACGTTCAAAGATGGTCACAGCGAATATACGATCATGACTAAAAAAGAAATCGATCAAAGTTGGTCACATACAAAAATGAAGTCAAGTGGTGGGCCACAAAAAGAGTTCCCACAAGAAATGGCAAAGCGCACTGTGCTTAATCGTGCCGCTAAGATGATTATCAACACGAGTGATGATAACGACTTGGTAATTGAGTCCGTTAACCGTGGTAATGCGGCCGAAAATGACTATAACGACCCCAAACCAAAGGACGTCACTCCAGACTTTAAACAATTGATGAGTAATAACACCGATAGCCATGAAGAAACGGACGAGGTGAACAAAGATGCCGAAATCAGCAGTAAAGATCGTGATGAGCAAACCCAGGACTCAGAGTCAAACGAGCAAAGAAACTCCGAAAAAGAAGAAACCGGTGTTACGGATCAAGAAGTCGATGACCTCTTCAAGCAAGCGGCTAACCAGTAAAAACTACTATTCAAATCGCATGGACTGGCAGTATCAGTCACCAACTTGGTTTAAGAAATTTATGGCCTGTGAGGCTGAGGCGTTGGCAGAGTTGAAAGGCGAATGGAAACCTAAGCGAGACCCAACGGCCTTACTTGTCGGTAACTATCTTCATAGCTACTTTCAAAGCCGTTATGCTCACAGAAAATTCAAAGCACAGCATCCAGAGATCATCTCAACACGTGGTGCCACAAAAGGGCAGCTTAAGAAAGAATACCAAATGGCCGATGCCATGATTAAAACGCTCCGAATGGACCCGATGTTCAAAGAGTTCTATCAGGGCAAGAAGGAAGTCATTGTACGTGGTGAGATTGGTGGTGTGATGTGGAAAGGCAAGCTTGATTGTCTTCCAACAAATCACAAATACTTTGCTGATCTGAAAACGACACAAGACATCTACAAGCGCTTCTATTTGCCTGATGAACGTCGTTACGGATCATTTATTGAAGCTTATAACTATTCACTCCAGATGGCCGTTTACCAAGAGCTAGTCCGACAGCAGTACGGGGTGCAGGCGGTGCCGGTGATTATCGCAGTTTCGAAGCAAGATCCACCAGATAAGGCTCCCGTTTCAATACCGCAAGACCTCTTGGACTACTGGCTGGAACGGGTCAAAGAACTCCAGCCGCATATCGAAGCCGTCAAGAACGGTGAGGAAGAACCTAAGCGGTGCGAACACTGCGATTATTGCCGGGCAACGAAGCACCTGACACAGATCATCAGCCTTTACGACCTTATCGAGTAGGAGGTGATCGCTTGGCAAGACCATTGAAACACGGTGTTGATTATTTTCCGTGGGATGTTGATTCATTACGAGATATGAAAGTTCGTAAGATCTTGCGTGCTAACGGAGCTTCTTCAATTGCTGTACTCATCTGCTTACTCGGTAATATCTACGGAGACGAAGGGTATTACATGCTGTGGGACGAAGATGCTCGGTTCTTGATTGCTGACGATGTTGGGGTCAAGGAATCGTATGTACAAGCAGTCGTGGAGAAGTCCACTCAAGTTGGGTTTTTCGATTCGGAGATATTCTCTGGGCTTAAAATTCTGACAAGCCGAGGCATTCAGAAGCGCTACCAGAATATCACTGGAAAGCGTAAAGAAAACGAACTAAGAAAAGATATTGACCTCATTAATGGGGTTTCGGACGTCAGTAACCCAGTTATTGGCGCCGATAACTTCAGCTCAAATAGGGTTTCGGGTGTCGATAATCCACAAAGTAAAGTAAAGGAAAGTAAAGTAAATAAAACTAAACGACAACAGACTACTGATCCAGTAAAGGCAGCAGAGAGGCCTGCTGAAGAACCGTCATCGTCGTCATCATCAATTCTTGATATTTGCAACTTCTGGGAAGGCAACGGGTTTGGACAACTATCACCGTTCACCAGAGAAAACCTTGTTGATTGGGTTGACGACATGCGAAAAGCAGGATCACCTGAACCTGAGAAGCTAGTTCTAAATGCGTTGCGGACTGCGGTTGAAAGCAATGTCCGAAACTACAATTACGTCAACGGTATCTTGAAAAACTGGGAGAGCAAGCGTCTTCTAACGGTTGCTGCTGTCGATGCAAACGACAATGAACGCAAAACGAATCAACCTCAGCAGCGGTACGTCAAGCCAGTTCGGAATGAGAAATTGCCTGATTGGGCTGAACCGGGTTACAAACCAGAACACAAAAAAGCGTCCGCAGAAGACAGAGCCAAATTGGCTGAGCAATTGCAAAAGCTACGAGCATTAGGCGAAAAGAATTAGGAGGGAAGCATATTGCTAAACAGTGTCTCACTAACAGGCCGACTGACAAGAGATGTTGACTTGCGTTACACACAAAGTGGAACCGCTGTAGGATCATTCACACTGGCGGTTGACCGCAAATTCAAGAGCAAAAACGGAGAACGAGAAACCGATTTCGTCAATTGTCAGATCTGGCGCAAGTCGGCTGAGAACTTTGCCAACTTCACCAAAAAAGGCTCCTTGGTTGGTGTTGAAGGCCATATCCAAACGCGTACGTATGATAACGCGCAAGGACAGAAAGTATTCGTGACCGAGGTAATCGTTGATAATTTTGCTTTGCTTGAGTTACGACAGACGTCTCAGAACAGCCCTAAGTCACAGCAAACAGCCAATGCATCAGCGACAGCGACCACAAGCGCGAGTCAAACGACTCCAAATGCTTCGCGAGCGAATGCCACGGATCCATTTGCTAATAATGGCCAGCCGCTCGATATTTCTGATGATGATTTGCCATTTTAAGCAGGAGGAAAAAACATGAATAAATATCTAAACGAATTGGTTAGCAAAATTAAGTCTGGCGAATTTGAACTGATTGAAACAACGCTGTCCAACAAAGAAATCGACAGTAAGACAATCCAGACAACTTATGGGTTCGTTGTTAAATCAAAAAACCTTCACCCTCAAAAAGAGGATTACAAGCCGAACAAGGCAACTGATCAGGAGGCGCTCTAAATGCAAGCAATTAAGCCAAAAATGATGGTCGGTGATCTGGTTGTGGTGCCTGATCGAGTATTCATGGGCGTGCGTGATCTTGGGGGTGTGGCACGAATCATCAGGATCGAGCGATACAACGCCAGAAAAGCAAGCCTAGACATCAGCACGCCATTTGCTTTTGACGCCAAGGCGCCTAAAGAGCTAATCACAACGGTTGAGATGGTTGACGGCAAGCGACGTCAATACTATCTGAAGGACGTGAAGCCGGCGTGAACAGGATCATTATTCCATTGCCCCTCATGACTCTTAACCAGTACATCAAGGTTGAACGAGGCAACATGTTCGGTGGAGCAAAAGTCAAAAAGCAAGCAACCGAAACGGTAATGTTGGCTGTGAGAAGAGCGATGAATCAGGGCGTGAAATTCCAATGGGGAAAACCTCTAAGTTTCGACTGGTACTGGTATGACAAGCGAACAGACCCGGACAACATCGCTTTTCAGCACAAGTTTATCTTCGACGGCATGCAAAAGGCTGAATTTTTAGAAAACGACAACTGGGATCACATTGTAGAACTGCGAGATCGGTTCTTTATTGACAAAGCTAACCCGAGAGTTGAAGTCGAAGAAATCGATTGAGGAGGCCGACCAATGGAAACAGGAGACGAAACGTTCGATGACATCTACATCAGCAAAGACACTGGCAAGGTCGTAGGCGTCATGTACGAAGATGTGGACTACAAACTAGTGCCAATCAAACAGGAGGACGAAAAATGAGCGAAGAAAAACTGTACGCGGTAAAGAACGATGAAGGCAAATACTGGGACTTTGGTAGTGATAATGGTGATTTTTGGACAGTATGCGACAATCTTCGTCCCACTGCCACGTGTGAAAAGGAGGCAAAGCAGGTATCCGCTAGTTTCGGTGGCCATGTTGTTGCTCTGATTGAGGAACCAGATAAAGTGGTCGTCAGCAAAACGGACGCTTTGCGTCAGAGTTGGCTGGTTGCTCGTTATGGCCGGTACAATCCTGATGCGGTTTCTGACATTCTCGCAAGGTATAAAGATGAGGCGTGGGACATGATTGAGGCTTACACCAATGGCTACACCGTTGAAAAGGAGAAGAAGTATCTGGTATACAAGGAACTTGGTGGAAAACAAAAAAACAAGCAATTTGCCCAAGCGTACCGATCTTCGGTTTATCCCGGAACCGTCTCATGGATTCTTACTAATGAAGTCACAAACAGGTCATTTGCTCAATTCACCGAATCAGAGATCGAGCATTTCGGCTTGCAAGACTGCGAGAAAGAAGAGGTGACTGACGATGAGCAATGAGACGAAGCGGGACGTGTTCAACGCGGTTGCGGGGGAACTAAACGGGCTTATGGCTACCATGGACGATGGCGGATATTATCACCGTTATGAAGCCGCCTTGCCAGATGATCTGCCGGTGATCCCGGAAACAGTATCTGAGCACATCAAGGACTGTAGGAAGCATGATTTAAGTCTTACTGATTCATTGATGAGAATGCCACTTCAAGTGGTTTACGATACAGAGTTAATTGGTGACGATACCTTTGCCCTTGCATGGGTGCTAGGTATCTGGCGCGTTGAGGAAACAGGGGAGGTAGTCAAATTATGATCCGCAAACACTGGGTACAAGATTCTGTTGAAATTGAAAACCCGTTTCGTTATCGCGGGTATTTTGTTGGTAAGAAGCCTATCTTCGACATTCAGAACAATTCATTTGACTGCATAGATCACGGCAAGGTTGTCAGCATTGAAGAATCTAGCATTAGCGATACTCAAACCGTTGGTTATATGAGCGCAGTCACGTTTGAAGACGGTGCAATCACAACTATTCAAAACTGCGCAGGGTATATCACTTCAGGGCACTGGGAGGCGGAAAAATGAAGCTAATAGAAGTGAAAGCTGTCCGTATGCTCAGTGGCAAATACCTTTGCAATTCAGCATGGGCTGGAAAGGGCCAGACATCAAATCTGTCACGGGCCATAAAGTGGTACGGAGAAAAGGGAGAAACCGACCCATACAAAACTGCACATGATTGGGGCGGTAAGGTTGTCGTGCTTAGGGAGGTGCGAGATGAAACGAGAGATTAAGTTCAGAGTTTGGGACCATAACACGGATACAATGATGATCCCTGATAATTTCGAATTTTACGATGGCGAAATTGGCTGGATTGATGCAGGCCGAGAAGCAGATCCAAAATCGGGCAATGATGGCGATCCAGGTCAGTTCGAGGTTATGCAGTATACCGGACTGCGTGACAAGAACGGGCGGGAAATCTACGAGTCGGATATTCTGAAAGTCACAGGAGAAGACGGTGAATCATATGTAGCAGCAGTGAAATGGTTCGGCGATGAAAACTACCCTGCATTTGACCTTACAGGGGTTCCTAGCCCGTGGGACTATGAAGCTAATGCGTTGTCTGAAATTATGGAAGCTGGCGTTGAGACTTGCAAGGTCATCGGAAACATCTTTGAGGACAGACAGCTGCTGGAGGGAAAGCGATGAAAAATGGGCCTTACCGTTTCATGTCATGGCTTGGTTTCATGTTAGCTGTTGTGACTTCATTTATGCCTGAGAAATATTTGGCATACGGATACTATAAAACATATGTTTTTCTGACATTATCAGCAATCTTGTTTGCGCTTTGGGACATCGCGGATTCAATCAGGGAGGAAAGCCATGACTGATGATCGTCAATCTAAGTCAGAAAGACTTGTTGAGACTGGAATACTTGGTGGCTGTTTTGTGGGCTGTGCATTCACGACAGCGGTTTTCATTCTTGTAGGGTGCTGGGTTGTACGGGTACTCTGGAAGGCCGCATTTGGGTAAACAAAAAGCGTGCTGGACGAAAGCACGCTCTGGAGTGTAGACAAATTGCCCCAATAGCATCAGATTTTTTATAGGGACACTCCAAGGAAAGTGTAGCACAAAAAAGCGCGTCTGATGAAGGACGCGCTGGAGGCAGATTTAGCTAAGAGATGTAAGTAATGAATTTCGCCACAATAGAGGCTGCCTCCTTAATCAGTATAGCAAACACAAATATCGAAAGTACATTTAAAAGCATCAAAAAAGCACGCCACATTGGTGGCATGCCGGAGGCCAGTGAAACACACATAAGATGTCAAATGGACTCTTTATAAAAGGAGTTGGTCTCCGCAAGCAGTATAGCAAAAAGCGCGTTACATAAGCAACGCGCGGGAGGTGCTTGAAGCAGATTTATTCCCCAACTTATAAGGTTAATACGCATAAGAAAGCGCCTCCAAAACAAAGTATAGCAAAAGTCGCCCCGGATTAACAGGACGACTCAGTCTATCAAACCGAATTATTTGAAAGGTAAGTATATCACAGAAAGAAGGAACTAAAAATGATCAAAGGCTTTAAAACAATCGATTTGAGCTCCAAGACGGGATTTACAACTTTACCATACCCAGCACTGTCAGTTACTGAAAACAGACTATCTCTTAATTCCAAAGCACGTGCAGCCTTGGGTGACTTCAAAGCCTTGCAATTTGGCATTGACGACAATCAATCGCAACTGGCGGTATTAGCAGCCCCGGCGGACGCAAGAGGAGTTGTGATTGCCACAACTGGGTTGAAGAAAAGCGGAATTATCTGCCGCTCTGAGCTGAGCCAGTTATTGGCTAAAATCTCCAACAGCAAGAAGCCAGTATTCAAAGGCCACGTTAAAGAGCCAGCAACCATTGTCTTTGATTTATAGGCTTAGTCGAAACCGCTGGGAGGGTCAAATGAAAAAGAAATCAGTCATTAAAAAGAAGCGTCGACGCATGAGGGCCGCACGGCTTGCCAATGAAAGAAAGATCACCCAGGCAAAGGAACGTGAACGCTGGGGCAGCAAATATACACTAGACGAATTAATCAAGCGGAGCATTAATCTTTAAGCATCAAAAAAGCGCACCATTACGGCACGCCTTCCCGATGAGTTTTAGGCAAATTCATTATACCATAAGGGGTGGCCTACCGATGACGTTAATTCCAGAAATAGACGAAAATGCGACACGTACAAAGGCAAGAGAGATATTGAAAGACTTCCGAACGCTATCACGTATCGGCGGCGTCTATTTGTCTGACATTAAATCACCCGTTATAGATGGTATGCCAAAGACACGTTCAGTAAACAATTCGGTAGATGGAAAATTGGCGAAAGTCGTCACTGCCCGTATTAGCGTTGAGCTGATTGAACATGCTTTGATGGCGCTCACAACCACAAGCTTCTGGACGCTGTTTTATTCATACTGCAACAAAGAGGTACTGACTTATGACCAGATTGCTTACCGCATGCAAGGTTACTCAAGAGAATCAATCAAGAAGCTTAAGAACCGAGCGCTGTTAGAATTTGCAGAAGCTTATCAAGGAGAAAATCTATTGGTTTTCAAAAACCCCGAAAAAGCCCCGAATTAGCCCCTTTTTAGCCCCGAAAAAACCCCCAAAAGATCGTTTATAGGCAGTATTATGGTATTGTGCCAAAGGTGAGAAACCTGAATTTGCTTTTCGGATAGCAGCGATGTATCGTACTTCTCCGAGATTGCAAACTAGTTAACTAAATGGAAAATCAGAAAAAGTTACTTGCACAGTGTGATCCTACGTAGTAGAATTCGAACATTGTGAATTTACTACGCCAACATGACATACAGGAGAGATTTTGAAATGAATTTTAAGAAGAGCGCCATTGTAGTAGTTGCTGCCGCATTGATGGCCACTGGATTTGGAGCAAAAACATTGGCTGACAGCTATTGGTCAGGTCATACTGATGTGGAAGCAATTAACAACGATATTGACACTCTAGCAAGTCGGGTTCAAGCAAAGAACGGACAAATTACCCAGCTTAACTCTGATCTGACCAACACCAAGTCATCTGTAAGTGGACTTCAAGATCAGCTTAAGGCATTGCAAGATCAACTAAACCAAGCAAATGTTCAGAAACAATCAGAAATTCAAGAGAAGATTAACGAGATTAACCAAAAAATAGCCGAAGGCAACGCAAAGGTTGCTGACAAGCAAAAAGAAGTTGATGCGGCCAATCAGAAGATTTCTGATATTCAGCAACAATTAGCTGATGCACAGCAGAAATTGTCAGATGAGCAAAATAAAAACAATGCTGACCTTAACCAAGCCCTGAGCGATGTTCAGGCTACACATGTTAAGGCTGATCAGGCTGTTCAAAACAACCAATAGACAAACAAGAAAAACAGTATTCTGCCTGAAACATAGCACTCCATCATTTGATGAGGTGCTATTTTTATGCAACAAAAAAGCCTCCAGCCACCCAAGCTGAAGGCACACATGAGGAAGTAAGTGTGATTGCAAGGTGACCCGCCTTGCAAGATCAGTATAGCAGACGAGTTTATCAAGTACGTAAAACTTTTGTACCGGATTTGTACAGGTTTAAAAAGGCAAAAAAGCCCTCGGTTGGGGGCCGAGAGCTAGAAGATTAGGGTAGTACCGAGGAATGAAAATGAGTATATAGTTTGGAACAGATTCATTTTATCTCACTCGAACTTTTCAGGCAATAGAAAAGCTCTCGGTGGGTAAGGCCGAGAGCCAGAGGAGTAAAAAATGAAAAGAGCAGCATGATTGCATGTGGCTCACGGCTATTATATTTCGGGAGGCGAGTAGATGCAATGGACAGATGAACAAATCAGTGGCATTAGGAAGCTCGCCTCTGAAGGCTTTACCAGACGAGAGGCGGCAGACAAGCTAGGGATTAGCTATGATGCGCTTCAGGGCAAAGCAAGACGGCTTGGCATCAAGTTCCAAAAGCCACTAAAGAATGAATACGATTCAGACGGCACACAGTCTAGTGGAACCGTTCTTAAAGTCGTCAGGGGCCGCAAAATGTCTCCCAGAGAGGTTCTTGAAGCTCATGGGTATGATTACACCAAGTGGGAGATTGTGCGCGCCACAAGCAATTATTGGAAGCAAACACCTGAAGCAACGCTCTTCCAGAGTAAGATACAAATTAGGCCGTTGGTTGATGCGGAACAATATGAATCATTGATGAATGACATCATCACACACAAGGAGCCGTATCAAGCTAAGGTTCCTATTTTTGTGGAATCAGATCGATATCTGGTCATTCCTGCTTTCGACACGCATTTCAACGGTCACACGTTTGACATCTATGCTGAGTCTCTTAAACGGCAACTAGAGATCATTCAACGCGGCCACTACGCAAAAATATTGCTCATTCTGGGCGGTGATCTGGCTCATGTGGATAACATCAACTCGACCACAGCAAAGGGCACACAGCTCGAAACAACTGACCTAGGCGAGACTGTGAACGAAATGGAACAATACTTCGAGACACTGATTGAAGCGATCATTAAGAACGCCAATGAGTGTGAGGTTATGTATTGTGCCGGAAATCATGATCCGTCAGTTGGATATATGTTTGCTCGTCTATTGAAACGCGCCTACAGCAACCAGACAAACATCACTTGGGATATATCGCTGAAGCATTACAAAGGCGCTATGCTAGGCCACAACTTCATTGGTGCCACTCACGGAGACAAGGGCAAGAACAACTACCTTGCAAAATACCTAGACGAGTTTGGCTTCATGCTAGGCACAGCGCAGAATCGCGAGCTGTTCACGGGGCATCTGCATTCAGAGATGAGCAAAGACCTAGGCGGATTCGTTCAGCGCCAAGTATCGACACGCAAGCCAACCGACAAATGGACTGATGATATTGGCGTGGTTGCTCACAAAACGTTTGAGCTGGTCGAATACAGTGACCGTGATACCCGTGCCATTTACTATGTGTGAGGTGATTTCATGGCTCAAATGGTGATGACCAAGTTCGGCTACATGTCGAAGGCTGAGGCCTCAATCATCGGGAAACTCGCCAAAGAGGAAGCTCAGAAGAAAGCTCAGGAAGACAAGAAAAAGCGCGGGAGGTGTGGTGATATGTGATGAAACTAAGCAAGCGGCAGAAAGCATTCGCTGATGCCTATCTTACCAACGGAGGCAACGCTACAGAGGCCGCGAGAGCCGCTGGATATTCGCCGCACAACATTGGTGCTAACGCTGCGAAAACCCTAAAAACCCTAAAATTCAAGCCTACATGAAACGGCGACTGCAACCGATTGAACGCAAGGCTGATCTCGATGTTGATAAGGCGATTATCCACTTACTTGATATTGGAATGGGCCGTGAGATCACTGCCAGAAGCTCGACATATGACAACCTTAAAAAGATGATGCTAGAAGACACGACAATGAAATATTCGCCGGGGCCTAAACAGCAGGTTGAAGCTCTTGAATTGTACTTGAAGTATAAGGGCATGCTCAGAAACTCAAGCAAGGAACTCGAAGATCAGCAGATTGCCAAAACCAAGGCCGATGTTCGCAAGTCCAAAGCTGAGGCTGACATCATGGAAGCCAAGGCTAGTGCTTATCGCACACCAGAAGGCCAAAATGGAGGACTGAACAAGCTTTTGGCGGCAATTGATGAGAGTATTCCAAAGGACGGTGATGTCAATGACAACCCCGATTGATCAATTCAAAGGGAAACAGTTAGACATCATCAACTGGTGGCGCCGCTATCCAGACAAGCAGACTATCATTGCTGATGGTGCTGTGCGTTCCGGAAAGACGTTTGCAATGTCGATCAGTTATGTTCTATGGAGCATGATTATGTTTGACCGCGAGCAATTTGGCATTGCCGGCAAAACCATTGGATCATTACGCCGAAATGTGATTAGGCCACTCAAACAAACGTTGCAACAAGTGGGATTCTCGGTTGTGGATCGGCGTTCAGAAAACATGCTGGAAATCAGTCTTGATGGAAGAACCAACCTCTACTATTTATTCGGCGGTAAAGATGAAAGCAGCCAAGATCTGATTCAAGGGATCACACTTGCCGGAATGTTCTTTGATGAAGCAGCTCTCATGCCACAGTCGTTTGTCAATCAAGCGACAGCGCGTGTTTCCGTTACTGGCGGCAAATACTGGTTCAATATGAACCCAGAGGGCCCGTATCACTGGTTCAAGACTGATTGGATTGATCAAGCAGACGATAAACGCGCATTGCGTCTCCACTTTGTGATGACGGACAATCCAAGCCTGAGTGATGAAGTTATTGACAGGTACGAACATATGTACTCAGGAGTGTTTTACCAGCGATATATTCTGGGACAATGGGTCCTGGCTGATGGAATTGTCTACGACAACTTCAATAAAGACGAGATGGTCAGCAATCCGAGCCAGCAACCAAACCGATACTATGTCAGCGTTGATTATGGCACAGAGAACCCCACAGTTTTCTTGCTTTGGGGTAAATGTGGGTCTGTTTGGTATTGCCTCAAAGAGTATTACTACGATGGACGTCATAGCAGCAGACAGAAGACAGATGATGAATATGCTCGGGATTTCAGCCAATTTGTCGGTGACATACGCTGTGAAGTGATTGTTGACCCATCAGCGGCTTCATTTATTGCCAAACTGAGAGAACGACGGTATCGGGTTATTAAAGCTGATAACGATGTGCTAAACGGCATTAGAGAAACACAAACAGCTATGAACTCTGGCGAGATCAAGTTCACACCTGGGCTAACTAATCTGTTCAAAGAGTTCGCTTCTTACGTATGGGATGACAAGGCCAGCCAAAAGGGCGAAGACAAAGTGGTCAAGGCGCATGACCACGCAATGGACGCCATGAGATATTTCGTTATGCAAGTAATCAAGCGAAGAAATGTAGCTCATACGTTCAAGAACACAAGCAAATACTTCTAAGGAGGTGGCCATCATATTAACAGTTCAAGGGAAAGGCTCAATCACAGACGGAGATGTGTTTATTTTTCCGACCGATGAAGAATTGACTGGCGATGACATCAATGCGTTTATTGCAGCCAATGATGATTTGGTTAAAAACAAGTACCTTCCAGCAAAGAAAATGTACCTCGGTCAGCACCAGATCATTGATGATGCAAAAAAGGACCATGGGCCGGACAATCGTCTTGTTGGCAACTTGGCTCATTATATCGTGGATACCTACAATGGATTTTACATTGGCATTCCACCGAAGATCACGCTCGACAACACAGAGGACAACACCGTGCTGCAAGAGTGGAACGACACGAACAGCGTTCAGGACAAATTAAGCGAAATCAGCAAGCAAGCAGCCATATACGGACGGGCGCTTGCTTTTTTGTACCAGGACGAAGACAGCAAGACGTGTATTGCATACAGCTCGCCTATCAGTTCATTCATTGTCTATGACGACACGGTAGCGCACAAAGCCATTGCGTTTGTCATGTATTGGCACGATGAAGACAAGACGTTAACCGGAAAGGCATATCTGAAAGATGGCATATACGCTCTTGATATGACACGCCTCGAAGGAACAGACGGATTTAACCCGTTTAACGAAGTACCAGCAGTTGAGTTCTTCATGAATACCGAGCGCCAAGGCATCTTTGAGAACGTCGAGACGCTCATCAATGCTTTAGACAAGGTGCTAAGCCAGAAAGCGAACCAGAATGAGTATTTTGACAACGCGTACTTGGTTCTTAAGGGGCTGAAACTCGATGAGGACGATGACGGCAACCCCAAACTCGATCTTAATGGCAACCAGATCATCTATGCTCCAGACGCTGATTCTGCTGACGGTTCTGCCGAGTTTCTAGAAAAGCCTGACGGTGATGCCATTCAAGAGCACCTCATTGATCGCCTCGTCAGCATGATTTATCAGATCAGCATGGTTGCCAACTTGAACGATGAAGCATTCAGCGGCAATAGCTCTGGCGTTGCATTACAGTACAAATTGCTACCGATGCGCAATCTAGCGGCCAATCAAGATCGTAAGTTCACTCAGGCGCTTCGGTCCCTTTACAAGATCGCATTCAGTGTTGGGACAATCCTTCCAGAAAGTAAATCTGATGACTGGCAAAAGCTTAACTTCGTATTCTCGCGAAATCTTCCAGAGAACATTACCGATGAAGCCACTGCGGCCGCTAAGCTTAAAGGCCTTGTATCAGATCAGACTATGCTTAGCACCTTATTATTTGTCGATGATCCCAAGGCTGAAATGAAGCGTATCGCTGATGAGACCGCACAAAAAGCAAAAAACGCTGCTACTAACAGCGCATCAAGTCCAGACTTCCAGAAATATCTGAATGGCGGTGATGCTGATGGCGAAGACGACTCAGAAACAGATAGCAAGTAACTCTGCATATTGGAATAAACGAACGGCTGCTGAAAGAAAGTGGATTACTGAGAACCTTAAGAATGACGAGGCGTTCAATGCCCGAATTCAGGCATATTTTGACAAAGCTTTAACCGACATTCAAAAGGATATTGATTCAGAGCTTGCCAAGTATGCCGCATACAGCAACGACAGTATGGCCGGTGCGCGTCAAGCGGTGATGGCCACCGACGTTAAAGCTTATCAAGCGGAAGCAAAGTCGATTGTCGATGATGCTAGAAAGATGTACAACGGCGAACCGCTCAAATATTCCGACTTTAGCAAGGATGTCAATGATCGTCTCAAGCTATACAACGCTACCATGCGCATTAATCGCTTAGAAATGCTCAAGAGTGAGATTGGTCAAGAAATGCTTGATGCACACATGAAAGTGAACGCTGATCTAATCTCAAAATTGAGCGATGATTACCAATTCGAGATCAAACGGCAAGCCGGGATACTTGGAGAGACGGTATCTAAGGGCGGCTACACTGATTTAGCCAAGCTGCTCTCCAAACGAGAGGGAGATTACACCTTCTCACAGCGCATCTGGATCAACCAAGACATTCTTAAGGCTGAACTAGACGAGCTACTGACTGCCGTCACCATTCAAGGACAGAGCCCACTAAAGATTGCTCGTAAGTTACGCGGTCAAGTGGCAGAAACGGTGAATAATCACCGCTATGTGACAGAACGAATTGCGCGTACCGAGTCAGCCCGGATTCAAACACAGGCGCAATTAGATAGCTTCAATAAGTTCGGCTATGACTATTGCAAATGGGTGGCTGAGCCAAGCGCGTGTGATGTGTGCAAGGAGATTTCAGAAGGTGGCAGAACTGGTAGAGGCATTTATCGTGTAGACGATGTTCCGGATGTTCCCGTTCACCCCAATTGCCGATGCTCCATTGCGGCATATGCGCCAGATGATGATTAGGAGGGAAACATGAAACTACCAGAAAAAGTATTGATTGATGACGTTGAATACAAGATTAAGGAAGTAAGTCATCGTGAACTTCAGCTGAGCAATGAAGATTTAAAGGGTGAGTTTTGGGGTGATACGCGCTACAAACCTGCAAGTATTCGTATATGTGAGAGTATGGCTGAAGACGAGGTCAAAATCACTTTAGTGCATGAGATTATTCATGCAATCTTGCATGAGCGAGGATTCGACCAAGAAAGCGATGACGAATCAATGGTTGATGGATTAGCGCATGCGATTCGCATGTTGGCCAAGCAGAACCCAGAACTGATCAGGGAGGTACTGTCATGAAATATCGTAAGAAGCCGGTTGAAGTTGAAGCTGTTCAGTTCGATTATGAGAAATGGGTTTATATGAGACACACAGCCTATCCCATGGTTAATGGCGATGTTGCACCAGACGGTGGGATGATGGCTACTAATCCTGTTATCAAAACTCTTGAAGGTGACATGAAGGTTTCGGATGGTGATTACATCATCAAGGGCGTTCACGGCGAATTCTATCCATGCAAGCCCGACATCTTCGAAGAAACATACGAACCATCTGGTTTTTCGGTAGATGGTAAATTGCTTGCTGAAAAATTGGCAGCACCAATCAAACACGAGCTTGATAAACAAGCCAGACACGCACAACGCCGAAAAGGATTTTTATAAGCCGCAAACCGCGGCTATTTTTATGCCTCAAGTCCAAGCGTGATCGACTTTAAAAGCTCCGGTAAATTAAGACGCAAGCCTGATCCGTCTAAAAAGCTGTGGAAGGAGTTCTGAACATGATTCCTAAGACTTTAATGCCTATGAACTTGCAATTTTTCGCTGAAGATAACCCTCAAGGCGATCCAGTAGATCCGCCTAAACCAAAAGATGGTGATCCATTAGATCCCCCTGAAGGCAAAAAGCAAGGAGAACCGGCCGACCCTGATCCTGATGACAAGCACGTCTACACCGATGAGCAGGTAAACGACATTGTTAAAAAACGTCTTGCTCGTGCCGAGAAGGAAAAGCAAGCTGCCGTTGACGAGGCTGCAAAGCTGGCCAAGATGAATGCCGACCAGAAGAAGGATTATGAGCTAGAAAAGGCTCAAAAAGAGCGAGACGAACTCAAGTCACAGCTTGCCACCTACGAAATGGGCAAACAGGCTCGATCGATGTTTGAGGACGCCAAACTGACAGTCACTGAGGACGATTTGCAGCACGTTGTAACGCCAGAGGCGGAATCAACTGAGGCGAATGTAAAGTGGCTCATTGCGCATGATCAGGCAGTGGCTGAAGGCGTCCGTCAAGAGTTGCTTAAGGGCAGCACACCCAAAACGCATGGTTCAAAGGTGGAGACTCCGGGCGCGGCATTTGCTAAACAACGGAATCAGCAGAGCCAAGTTGTTAATGACCCGTGGAAACAAAAATAAGGAGGTACTTTTATGTACGCAGGTAAAAAAGTAACCGCATCTGAGATCAACTTCTTGGATAGCGAGAAATTCGTTTCATTCACTCGTCAAGCTGACAGTTCAACTGACGGTGTCGCAAATGGTGTATTGCCAGCAGGTTCTATCTATCCCAAGAACGATGCAACGGCAGTCGGTGTGACCATCAATGATGTTGACGTCAGCGAAGGGCCTCAACCGGTAGGCGTCATCGTTGAAGGATATGTGAACGCAGCTCGCTTGCCAGTAAAGCCGTCTGCTGATGCTATCACTGCGCTGAAAGAAATCAAATTCAGCCACGTTTCTGACTAAGGAGGATTAACTTATGCCAGCTATTTTAGATTTGTTTAATCAAAAGACGGTTCTTGATTACGTTCAAAACCGCCAGTATCCGAAATTACTTGGGGACACCTTGTTCCCATCAACCAAAATTAATCAGTTGGATTTTGAATTTCTTCGTGGTGGGTCTAAGACGCCTATCGTGGCATCTATTTCTGCATTCGATACGGAAGCGGAGATTGGCAGTCGTGAAGCGAGTGTTCAGGCCGCTGAACTCGGCTACATCAAACGCAAGATGCAGCTTAAGGAAAAGGACCTGATCGCATTACGAAATCCGCGCACACCGGCTGAACAGAACTACCTGACCAGCCTTGTGTACAACGACTTGGATGTTTTGGTTCAAGGCGTTTATGCACGCGTTGAAAAGATGCGCATGGAGGCTTTGGCAACTGGGAAGATCACCATCAATGAGAACAATCTCAACTTCAATGTTGATTACCATGTCCCAGAAGAACACCAAGTTAAAGCAACTACTTCTTGGGATGCTGATGGTGCTGATCCGATTAAGGACTTGCAAGACTGGTTTGCATTGCTTGACTACGTGCCAACACGTATCCTGACTTCTTCCAAGGTACAGACTGCCCTGATTCGGAGTAAAGCATTTGCTGACTACTTCAAGACAGCAGGTTTGTTGCCTAGTGTTGGCAGTCTCAATGCGGTTATGCAGTCGTTCGGCTTGCCAACCATCGTGACGTATGATGCCAAGTACCGCAAGCAGGGAGCTAACGGTATCTATACCGTTGAACGGTACTTCCCAGAAGACACCTTGGTAGCCTTTGGTGATGACCAGCTCGGGCAAACCGTTTATGGCCCTACCCCTGAAGAGTCTCGTTTGATCGCAACGCCTGGTGTTCAACAGGGAACTGTTGGTAATGTGTTCACCACCGTTTACGAGACCACGCAAGATCCAATTGCAACGTGGGAAAAGGCAGCAGCCACTGCACTTCCTAGCTTCCCAGAAGCTGAGAACGTTTTGCAAGCTAAGGTGCTGATCCCAAAACCATAGTGCCGGCCACGGGGATTACGCTTAGCCAGAAAACAGCGTCCCTAAAAGTCGGCACTTCCAAGCAGATTACTGTATCCGCTGATCCTGTGGATGCATCGGACGCAAGCACTGTTGTTAGCGCCGTTAAGTTTGCTTCTACTGACAGCGGCATTGCCACAGTCTCTGCTGATGGAACTATTACAGCAGTAGCAGTTGGCTCTACAACAATCACCGCAACAAGTGGTTCCTTCACTGCAACGGTAGCAGTCACTGTTAGCACAGCGTAGTAGCTAGAAAACCGTCGCTTATGAAACCAACAGTGCTGCGAAAGCAGGGCGGCGGAAAGGAGGCACAACATGGCTGATACCGATCCGGTAACGCTTGCGGATTTGAAGACGATGATGGAAATCAAAACTGACACACAAGATGATGTGCTTAACCTCATTATCAAAAATACCACGCAGGCCTTACGATTTAAGCTCGGCTTGCGGACGGATGAGGCCTTTCCTAGTGAGTTGGCCTACATTGCCTTGGAAGTCTGTGTGCGCCGATATAACCGGCGTAAGAACGAAGGCATGACATCTTATGAGCAGGAGGGGCAGTCGTTCACGTTCATGTCTAATGATTTCGATGATTTCGCTGATGACATCAACGACTGGAAAGAAGCCAATGGGAAGAATGCCAAGTCTCTCGGTACCGCTAGCTTCATTTCTGGCTATCCAAAGAGGTGATCATATGCGGTTAGATCATGAGGTTACATTCTGGCTTGATGATGAAGAATATAATCCGCAAACACATCAATACGGTGATGTGAAAAAGGTGGCAACTGCAGTTGCCAGTGTCACCGACATGGGAACGGACAAGAGCGTTCAGCTATTCGGCAACTATGCTCAAAAGGCAAAAGTGGTTCGATTAGTTGAGCCGATCACGGTCAATTGGAGCTATTTAACGATTGATGATGAAGCGACTCATTATGCCCTTAATACTGACCGCGTTCCGCTTCAAAACGCCACTTTGATTGTGGGTGAGACGAAATGAGCAAAGCTAACATTAGCTACAATATGCAGATAAAAGGCATGGACAAATTGGTAGCGGGCCTGCTTAAGCGAGCAAAGATGGATGTTGTCAAGCAAATCGTCAAGCAGCAAACAGCACAGCTGCAAACTCGGGCTCAGCAAATGACGGGCACCGTGTATGCTCATCCTACTGGTGCTACAAAGCGTGGCATTAAGTTATCGCTTGAAGATGGCGGCCTAACAGGCATAGCTGGCATGTCAATGGAATACAACCCATACACCGAAAACGGGACCCGTTTCATGCGGGCACGTCCCGTATTGAAGCCTGCGTTTCTTTATCAAAAGATTCAGTTTATTAATCAGCTTAAACAAGCAGCAAAGTAGGTGATTCAAATCACATCACCAGAGCAAGAGCTCTACGACTACTTCTATGCTTTTTCGCAATCATCTGGGTATAAGACCTATGACCATTTACCCATGCAGCAGGAGAACGCCCCATATCCCTTCGTCATTGTTGGCGATATTCAAGTTGTTCCTACTGCAACAAAGACGTCACTCAATGGCAATGTGCTAATCACCATCGACATCTGGGGCGACAAAAAGCAGCGTTTCACCATATCTGATATGGCGGAGCGCTTTTTTCGTGCCGCGATTGGGCAAGTGCTAACAGATGATTACCGATTTTATGGACGTGTAGAAGATCAGTCAAAAGAGTTCACACAAGACCAGAGTGTCCCTGACACGGTTCTCAACCGAGCCACGCTGATACTCAATCTCAATATTTTATAGGAGGCCACAACATGGCAAATGAATTAAAAGTGCTTGAAGGCATGGACGTTGTTGCCTTGGCTCGCAAACATAGCGATCAAGCAACGGTTAGCGGTCAAGTTATCCCTTGGCAGACGTCACTGTCATTTGACCCGTCTGTTGACAGTGATTCCACTGTTACCAAGGACGGCAATGTCGCAACACGAAGCTCTGCAAGTACCGATCTTGAAGTCGAGTTCCTGAACAACACGGCTGCAATTGCAGACGTAATGTATGACTCACTGTTTGACGGTGAGTTGCTCGACTTCTGGATTCTCTATCGTAAACGCAAGAACGCTGCCGGCAAGTATTACGCATGGTATATGCAAGTAACCGTGCAAGAAGACAGCAGCGACAACGATCCTGACGATCACTCGACTCGTGATGTGACATTCTCAGTTAACGGTACGCCTAAACGCGGCTGGACTACGCTCGATGACGAAACTCAGGAACAGGTTGATTACGTATTCCTTGGGGTTGGCAAGGTCACTGACACTGACAAGACCGGCGGTGGCACAGTTTGGGACAAGGCTGTTGATCCAGGTACTAATGCTGCTGATACTGCACCAGCTCAGGGCGGTTCTGGTACTGGAGCATAACAGCACAAGAGGCTTGTCATCAGTCGCCTAAGAAAATCACAGTACGGGTGAAACCCGGGCGGCTTTAAAAGAAAGGACTTTAAATCATGCAATTAACCATTAACGGTAAAGAATATGAACTCAACTTTGGTGTCCGCTTTGTTCGCGAACTCGACAAGACAATTGGGGCCTCAATCAAAGGAATCAATTTCGGTATGGGAGTTGCCAAGGCTTTGGTCGGACTAGGGTCCTATGACTCCGCGGTTCTTTCGGATGTCATCTATGCCGCAACTGCCGTTTCTAAAAAGCGGCCAAGCACAAAAGAGGTCGATGACTTTATTGACGAAGACGGGACCGACTTAGATTCACTGTTTAAACAGATTCCGGAAGAAATGCGATCTGCTAACGCGGTCAAAGCGGCAACAAAAAACATGAAGGCCTAGATAAGGACGACAGCAAGAACAGCGAACAACAGTATCGCGAAATCTTGCTTAATTCGTTAGCCTATCTAGGCTTTTCTAATATTCGAGACATTGGACGCATGACGCTTGTTGAGTATGAACTGCGCATGGAAGCCTATCAGCTCAAGCAGGTCGATAGACAGAACGAAATTGCACAACAAGCATGGATGAACCAGCAAGTACAGGCTACAACCGGAGTCAAGAACCCTAAGCCGAAATTCAAGACATTTGATGACTTCTTTGACAAGAAAGCAGTTGTGGACCAAGTACGTTCAAGTTATGAACCAGATTATGAGATCTCACTTATGAGCAAAACAGAATTAAAGCGCTCTCGTGCTCAAGTATTTGCAAAAAGGATGGCCGAATTCCAGCAATTAAAACGCGAGGGCAAAATCATTCCGTTATCTGAAAGAAAGGAGGGAGCACATGGCTGATAGTTACAGCGTTGAGGCCATCTTGTCAGCCATTGACAGGAACTTCTCGGGAACATTTGAGAACATGTCATCGGTTGCAAACAGTGCAGTAGATTCAATCAGCAGTGGGCTTGCCTCATTGGGTAAGTATACGGCTGTTGCTGGTGCAGCGGTAACCGCTATGGGTGTTCAATCGCTCAAATCATTTGGAACGTTTGAAGCAAGCCTTAACAAAGCTGCTGTTGTTGCTGGCGGCACTTCAAAAAACATTGGTGAACTAGCTGATGTTGCTAATAAGATGGGTGCAGAACTGCCTCTGAGTGCCCAAGATGCTGCCGACGCTATGGTTCAAATGGCGCAGGACGGTGCCAATCTTGACACTATCAAAGAAGAATTTCCGGCAATTGCTAAAGCCGCAACAGCAGCTGGGGCAGGTTTGCAAGCTACTGCTGGCACTGTTCAAGTTGCTATGAATATCTGGGGAGACAGTATTGGATCATCCGCCCAAGCTGCGGCTGTCCTAACAGAAACGGCAAACGTCTCCAACGCGACAATTGAGGAAATGCAGCAGGCGTTCGCTGACGTTGGTTCTATTGCAAGTACAGTTGGCTTTAGCATGCAGGACACATCTACAGCGATTGGCCTCATCACTAATGCGGGTGTTCCAGCGGCTCAAGCTGCCCAAGATTTGAACTATGCACTGACTAGAGTAATTAAGCCATCAAAGGCTGCTTCAGAAATGGCAAGTAGCCTTGGCATTAGTTATTACGATGCACAAGGTAAAATGCGTTCCTTACCAGATATTCTCAGCCAAATCAATAAGGCAACAAGTGGTTTAACTGATGAGCAAAAGCAACTTGCTCTTACAACTATGTATGGGACCGCCGGGTTCAAAGCAATGGGTCCACTTTTGAAGGGTGTTGCCAGCAATTCAGACAATGCCAGCCAAAGCTGGATTGCAATGAGCAAGGCAATCAATGACGCTTCATCAAGCGCTCAAGCAGCTAACGCTATCCTCGATCAGCAAGCCAGTGATATGCAAAACAACATTGGTTCTAAGCTTGAGCAAGTTGGTGGTAACTGGGAAGCGCTTCGCAATACTGCCATGCAAGCAAATTCTGGGATCAATTCAAGCATATTGAACATGGTCAACAATGTGCTGACGATGGCAAATGATTCTAATTCGTCTCTCGGGCAGATGGCTCAAAGCTTCATTGGTTTGTCTACTGTTATTGGGCCGGCCATGACTGGATTTGCAGGATTCGCGGCTCAGGCCAATGCTGTTCACAACTTCCTTGGATTAGGCAGCAAAGATGCCAACGGATTCTCGAAAGCATTATCTGGATTGACGGACACCAGCAAAGTTAGCACCGCCTTTGACGGAATGAATAGTAAGGTGCGGGGATTTGTTTCAGCAACCGAAAGCGCTCCAAAGGGAATCAGCAACTTTGTTTCAGCATTAAAAGGTGTCGAGCAGGTTGGACCAAAGGGATTTGATTTCTTGGGTACCAGTATGCAGAAAATAGTTGGATTCACTGCTAACGCATCAACTCGTGTGAAAGAATTCAATGGTGGCATTGGCTCACTCGCAAGTTCAGTTGCATCTAAATTCCCCACAATGAGTGCAAGCGTGTCATCGTTTTCTTCAACGTTCAAAAAGGGATTATCACTATCCACAATTGGCAATCCGTTTGGTGAACTGCCAAGCATGATTAGCAGTTCATTGTCTAGCATGACATCAATCGTATCTTCAAAGCTGGCTCCATTAAGCGGCTTGTTCTCTACATTAGGTAACGGTATCTCATCGGGCTTATCCACATCATTTGACCTTGGGACTTCAATTGTTTCCAATGGCATGACTGCGATGGCTGGAGTAATGAAGATGGGGTTGTCAGTTATTGGGCCCGCGGCGATCATTGCGACTCTTATTGCTGGCCTTGGTGTGGTGAACAACCAATTTGGGACACAGATACAAGCAATGCTACAGACGGCAACTACACAGGGCCCACAAGTAATCACTCACTTTGTTACAGGGATTGTTAGTGCAATTCCGCAACTGATTGCATCGGGTGAATCTTTGGTTACAAGTTTGTTAAATGCCATTACTGCAAATCTTCCTGCCATTATCACTGGTGGGGTCCAGATTATCACTACACTAGTTAGCTCACTTACCAGTGGCAGCGGCAGTGCAAATATGCTGAACGCAGCTATCACGATGATCACGACACTGGTAACTGGCTTAGTCGGAGCACTTCCACAACTGATGTCAGCGGGTATTAATCTTATTATGGCGCTTGTAAATGCCATCGTTCTCAATCTCCCAATGTTAATCAATGCAGCCATGCAAATGATCCAAACACTTGCAACTGGGCTCATGCAAAATATGGATCAGATTATTAATGGCGCAATGCAAATTGTGCAAGGACTGGTAACGGGAATTTCTCAAAACTTGCCCGCCATTTTGAATGCCGCATTGGATATCATTATGTCTATTGTAAGTGGGCTTGTTCAGCATATTGATCAACTCATTGCTGCTGCGTTGCAATTAATCACAGCCTTGGCTAACGCTTTGATTGCTAATTTACCAATGATTATTGATGCGGCTATCCAACTGGTTACGGCATTGATGAACGGTTTGATTGATAATATCGACCAGATTATTGATGCTGGGGTACAACTTGTTATCGCGTTGGTCACCGCTCTCATTGAAAACGCGCCAAAATTGATCAGTAGTGCAATTCAATTGGTTGTAACTCTTGCCGGAGCTTTAATTGATAACTTGCCTAAGATTCTTGCTGCCGGAGTGAAACTTGTTGTTGGCCTTGCTAAAGCTGTCTGGGATCACAGAGATGACTTGGTCGATGCTGGTGGTCAACTAATCATGGGTCTTGTTAAAGGGATCGGCAACTTGGCAGCCAAAGCTTGGAATGCCGCAGTATCTGTTGCCAAGGGAATTGTTGACAAAGTTAAGGGTGCTCTTGGCATTCATTCACCTTCTAAAGTCATGGCTCAAGAAGTTGGGCAGTATATTCCCGCCGGTGTTGCTGTTGGTATCACTGACAACATGAAGCCAATAACAAAAGCAGTTGATGCAATGACAGCAGCTACTTCAATGAGCATTCCAGCGGTCGATACTTCTGCATTCAGCTCATCCGTTAGTGCCCTCAACAGCAGTGCACAGGGTGCAACCTTGGCTTCAAATCTTGATGTCAACTACACTTGCAAGCAAACGATTGAGGTTCCGCTGTACATTGACGGCCGAGAGGTTGCTCGTGCAACCGCAAACCCAATGCAAACAGAGCTTAATCGTTTGACAAAGGTAAGCAACTATCGAAAGGGGCTAGTCTAATTGTACGATTTCAGAGAAACGACACCCTTCACGGGTGCAGATGATAATCAGCTTCCAGCAGAGGCGATGCTAATTGATGGACAATACATTGAGAATCTTGTGCCCGGATATAGAACACTGCAAGTTGGCGGGCGTGAGCTTCTTAAGCAATCCGCTACTAGCAATGCCATAGGCATATCTGATGGGGAGATGCTTGAATACGTTCGAAACCCATCCCGGGAAATCACTGTTGGATTTCAACTTGTGGCAGCTGATGATGAAGCATTTCGCACCGCTTTCTATAAGCTAAGTGGCATCTTGCACGGTTACACTCATCAGATTTCGTTCAATGATGACTTGTCGGTTTACTGGAATGCTGTTCTCACAGATGTTGACGATGTTCCTAAGGGCAGAAATGCAATCACATCTTCATTCACTTTATTTGTTCCCGATGGCATTGCGCACTCGGTAGCCACGCAGACGGCTGACAATATGCCATACAAGGATATCCCACTGAATCTTATGGCGGGCACAAGCGCTGACCCAGTATCAGTCACAGGGTCGGGCTGGAATATCAAAGAGCTCGGATCATACAGCAATCCCGTTGTTGGCAAAAAATATGCTGCAACAGTCTTACTTGGACAGGCCGATTTTGCTGTTAGTTTCCAAATTTGGGCGAATGACATCAATGGCAATCGGGTATCACTGGCTGGGTTTCCCGTGACCACACAAATGGGAGCAAATCAGCGTAGCACGATTGTCTGCACATGGCCTGACCCCGGGACGACTGGAGCAGCACAGATTGAGGTAACACTTGCTTGGGCCTTCCAAAAACCAAATGTTGGCACCTACCAATATCTTAAGGCCAAACTAGAGGAAGGCACTGCCTACTCAACGTGGTCGCCTAACCCAGCTGATCCTGAATACTATACCAACACCATCACGGTGCACAATGGTGGCACTTATCCTGTTGAGCCAGTTATTACGGCAACTATGCATGCAGATAACGGCATGGTTGGGATTGTCAATGATCGCCCGGGTATTCTCCAATTTGGCACGCAAGAAATAGATGGCTTCACCACCGAAGAAAGCGAAGTAGCACTTAACTTAGCCGCTGTTCAAGGCTCACATATGGATAATCAAGCCGCCACAAACAATCCCTATTGGGGTGGTGATCCTAGTATGCCTAATGAACAGATCGGTAATGCGATTTGGACGCAGGACAGCTACGATGGCTGGAAGGTTGAGCCTAATTGGCCCAGTATTACTGGCGACCATAAGTATTGGAATGGTCCTTCAATCAAGCATGATCTCGTACAGACGCATAACGGTAACTTCAAGAGCAATCTGACTTGGGATGTCATGACGCGCTTTCAAACTGGTGTAGCACAGGTAGGTGCACTCGAAACAACGTTAGAAAGTGACGGCAAGCCAATCTTCCAGATGATACTGAAGGATAATAGCGCATTGTCCGATCAACTTTGGTGGATGTGCTATTACAAAGGCCAACTAGTCGTCAATAGAAAGCTTGATCGCAGTATCTTCACTAACGACAAGTTCATTCAGTTGGAGTTGCAGAAGTACGGCAAGTCAGTGTTTTTCAACATATCACCGTGGATTGGCAATCAAGGACGAGAGACGACGATTTCAGTTCCACTTACGTTTGAGGATGCAGACGATGTTGAGACCAAGCAATTTTCCGCGTGGTTCATGCGTGACAAGACATGGGGCGAATCGACTATGTATCTCATTGCCTCTACCGTCAAATGGCAAAACGTTAGCTGGTATACGAATATCAAGAATCGTTTTAGCGATGGTGATGTTCTCAAGATTGATGTAGCTGACGCTAAGACGTACTTGAACGGGGCGTTGGATTTAACCATGCACACACTTGGCAATCAGTGGGAACAATTCAAGCTACCACCAGGTGATACTAAGATTGATCTTTCACCTTCGAGCTGGGCACAACCATTTGCGTGTGAAGTAGAGATAAGGGAGGCTTGGCTATAAATGGAGTATTACTTTGCAGATCGAAAATCAAACATTTTGGGTGTTGGGTCGACTGACGGCAAAGGCGAATGGCGAATTGATAACGATATAGAGACACAAAGCGTCGATAATCGTCCTGCGGTCGGGCTGTCTCTTGATATTAAATTTACGACTGATCAGGAACAAGCAGTCAATGAGATGGCAAAAGAGACTAACTTCATTCTGTATCAGGATGAAGAGGGCAACGGGCATCAGATGGTGATTGAATCGGTTGAGCATGATTCACTAGGACACACTCATTCAATTGTGGCAAGCGATGCTGGCAATGATTTGATTAACGAAACCGTTGGCGCCTTCAAGGCCGACAAGCCATATACGATTGCTGAGTACATTACAAGGTTCACAAATGATTCTGGCTGGGAGATTGGCATCAACGAATTTCCTGACAATGTCCGAACGCTTGAGTGGACTGATGAAGCAACTTCACTGGCTCGCATTATTGCCGTGGCAAAAGATTTTAATGCAGTGCTTAGCTTTGGATTTGAGTTTGTTGGAACGAATTTGGTTAAGCATGTCATTAACATTCGACATGAAACGGCCGGTGACAGTTTGATTTCCTTTGAAATGAATAAGGACATCAACAATATCGTCACGCACCGCGATACCTATGACATGGAAACATCTATCAAGGCTTATGGAGCGGTTCCAGAAAGTACGGATGGATCAACTAATCAGGATCCAATTAATTTGATCGGTTACAAGTGGACTGATCCAACGGGACAGTTTGTGCTTGATCAGTACGGGTTCTTGCACGATACCATTGCTGTGCAGAAATATTCACGTTTGCTAAGCAACAGCAACCCTAACCCAACACAGTCTGACTGGAATCGGGTTAAAACGTTTGATTCAAACTCGCAGGCGGCACTTTTGCAAGCAGCTTTGGCAGACTTGAAGAAGTATAACCACCCAAACGAAACGTACGATATTGATTTGGTTAACTCACCATACGTACCACTGAATCAAACCGTCCACATCGCCGATGAGAATCAACAGCTATTCCTGTCTGCCAAGGTATTGAGCATTCAGCGCAGCCGTGCTAACCATTCTGTCAAACTGACTTTGGGTGAGTTTGCGCACGAGACCGTCAGCTTTGACGAACGCCTCAGTGAGCTTGCCAACCAGATGTCGAATATCTCAAAAACCGTTCAATACTATCCTTGGCTTCGTTATGCCGATGACAATCAGGGCACTAACATGAGCGCCTTCCCAACTGGTAAGAAGTATATGGCAATCGTTTGGTCAAATAAGACATCCGTCCCAAGCGACAATCCGGACGATTACGCTGGTAAATGGGCACTGATTCAGGGAAAGGATGGTGATGACGGTGTTCCTGGTGCCAAGGGTGCAGATGGCCGTACAAGCTATTTCCACACTGCTTGGGCAGATGATGTGAGCGGTCAAAGTGGATTCACGGTATCTGGTGGTGATGGTAAAAAGTACATTGGTACGTATAGCGACTTCACACAGGCTGACAGCACCAATCCGGCTGATTACAACTGGGCTCTTTTTAAAGGTGAAGACGGTGACGTTGGACCCAAAGGCCCACAAGGCTTGCCAGGGAAATCGGGTGCTGATGGGCGTACTGCTTATGCCCACTTTGCTTACGCAAACAGCCAAGACGGCAAGACCGACTTCTCAACCACTGCTTCTAATCGCAAGTATATTGGCTTTTACAGTGACTTTTCATCTGCCGACAGCACGAATCCAAGCGACTATAACTGGTCACTCATTCGAGGCGCAGATGGCGCGGATGGTAAAGATGGGGTGCCGGGTAAAGCGGGTGCCGATGGCAAAACACCGTACTTTCATATTGCATACGCCGATAGCAGTGATGGTAAAACGAACTTTTCGCTCGATACCCCCGGATCTCGCAAGTACATCGGTAGTTATACAGACTTTACACAAGCCGATAGCACTAATCCAGCACTTTATTCTTGGCAACTGGTACAAGGACCCACCGGGCCAACAGGAGCAACTGGTCCTCAAGGACCGAAAGGCCCACAAGGCGCACAAGGACCGCAAGGTGTTCCCGGAAGCAAGGATGTGCCGTTTCCTTATGTACAGCTAGATGCCCCGGCAAATCCCAAAAAGGGCGATACTTGGTGGCACGGTACAAGCTTAAAGGACTCAACGGCCGTTCAGCACTATGACGGATCTAAGTGGGTAGATGACGGGATTGGTGAAGCAGTTTTGTTCATCAAAGAACTCAACTCAATTATTCTTAACTCCGCTGAGATTAATTCGCCTAATATCAACGTTCCTTTCCAACACGTGAGCATTGCAGGATCCGGGATATTGTCCAGTGGTTCCCTTACCCTCAACGGCGCCTCATATGTCATTTCAGGTAATGTTGAGGATACCAATGGCAAGCCAAACGGTCAAAACTATCACACTGAAGTAAATCCCGATGGATTACTGTCATACATTACGCAGACAGATGGAACAACACAAATGCGTACCAGCAGGATTTCGATGGGTGTTCTTGAGCTGACAGACCTAGTCAGCGGATTGGGTAATTCTGCCAAATACATCACTTCCACTTTTAATGCTCATGATGCAGTTGATTACTATCACAAAGACTCGGGGCTGGAAACTAATGATGTCAAGAACTTAAATATCTCATATTCAAGAAAAGGCCCAAATGTTACCATTGGGATTGCTTTTGAAATGAAAACTGGCAATGGGTGGGTCAAAATTGCCAACATTCGACCAGGATATAGCCCATTTAATAATGATGATGCAGCAAGGTTACTCGGTAGCATGTCGTATACGGGTGCGGCCTGTGAATTGTATGTTTCAGCGGGTGGAATTTACATCATTCCATGGCGTGGACAAGGCGGGTATGCTGGCAGCTTGAGCTTTATTACTCATGATGCGTATCCGACCAATGATGCGGTGGTGAATTAAGATGAAGATTAAGATTTGGCTAGATGAGCAAAACCGCCTGACCAATTGGGCCTATGAAGCGGAAGATGCTAAAGTAGGACCAACAGAGGACGGTCAACAAATCATAGAAGCAGATGACGTGTCTCAGTTTTTTGAGGGTCACGCATCTCTTGTAGACGGCAAAATCGTTGCCGATGAGGGTTACGATCCGGCGAATGATCATCCGTTACCCGGACCATCACCAGAACAGCAAATGATTGCTGCACTTACTCTTGAAGTAGCGCAGATGAAGGCGGCGAAATCAAGTGACTAATTATGATCAGTGTGCACTACTTTACAGTTGGGGAATTGATTTAGCACCTTATGTACCGGTAATGATTACCCCAGATCAATACAAGCAAATTACAGGCAATGACTATGTCGCCAGCAAAAGCTAGCGGCTATTTTTATGGAAGGAAGTGATGACAATGCTAAATAAAATCAGAGATCACCCGACACACACAGCACTCGCCATTGGCATGGTTGCCATTGGCTTGTTTCTAATCATCAATGACCATTATTTCATCTGGCCCCCACATTACTCTGACTGGTTAAACGATGACATTGTGGGGTTTTTGTTTGTCGTTGATGGACTCGGGATTGGGGGTTGGGTGCTATGGGAAACACAGTTAGCGGTAACCAATCGTCTGTTGCTCACAACTACCAGCTTTTTAATGTCGTTCTTGACAATACTGCAATTCCTGACCTCGATCTCAACTGGAATCTACTCAAATTGGATCAGCAATGCGATCATAACAGCCTTCGTGCTGATTCTGGCACGAAGGAGTGACAGCCGTGACAGCAGCGATAACTAAAATTATTGTCAGTTCTGCTCCATACATTGCCGGTATTGCTTCGGCTCTGATCGCTTTTCTGACCTACCGCGAGGGTAAACGGAAGAACAGGCATGATGAGCTCGAGGATATGAATGACAGATTACGTGCAGAAAATGACCGTTTGAGACGCGAGAATGAGCGCCTCAGAAAGGAAAACAAATCATGAATAATTGGACAGATCTTGTGGTATCACTTGCAGTAGCAGCAGTCCCAATCATTGGAGCTTGGATTTCAAAACAGTTGCTTGCTAACAAACAAGCACTTACTTTGGTAAAGGTATTAGGCCCATTGGCAAATGCTGCGGTAACAGCGGCAGAACAGCTTGGTGTGACACAGGCGATTGATGGTGCGGTCAAGAAATCGACTGCCATTCAGGCTGTGAAAGACGACTTAAAATCGCTTGGCTTCACCAGCACAGACGAGCAGACGATTGCCAACGCAGTTGAGAAAGCTTTTGCGGACCTGAAGGATAGCCTAGCAGAAACCTATCCGCAAAAGACGGTTGATCAGGAAGCATCTAATCAAGATAAGGTAGCTGCCGCAGCTCAAGCAGCCGCAGATGCGGTTAAGGCTCAACTGGCACCGGAATCTGTTGCTCCACAGCAATAAGGAAGGCACAAGATGGCAGATTTCATTGCATCAACGGTTGCGTGCATGATTACGCTTATAGTTTGTGCACTTGCACTTTATGCGTCCCTAATTTCTTTTTCGTTGTTTGGCTACGCCTTCAAATGGTTTGACGCATTTTGCATTGTGCTGATGGCTGCAGGCATCATAGTGTCGTTTGCCTCAATGATTTTTGTCTGTCATGAATTCTTTTCTAAATGAAAGAAGGAATCAAAACAATGAAATTAAAAACTAAACTAATCACTTTGGTAGTCGCCTTCTTGGCGGCTATTTCTTTTGCCCTGCCATCACAGGTCAATGCGGCAAATACCGATATGGTGGATACTTCTAATCACAACGGATTGATGACGTATGACAATTACTATGACATGTTGGTTCATTATGGAGTCAAAGCAGTTGTTCAAAAGGTTAGTGAGGGGACTACTTATGTAGACCCAACAGCCAAGTACAATTTGGCGAGTGCGAAGCAAGCCGGACTTTATCTTAACGGTTATCACTTTGCTCGTTACACCACAGTTGAGGGAGCACGTGCAGAAGCACGATTTGCCGTAGCTGCAGCTCAGTCTGCAGGTCTTCCAATTGGAGCCGTTCTAGCA